TGCCGCGCGTCATAAAGGATTAAGCGAATGCCTGGACTGTCAGAGAAGCACCGGGATCTGAAGCGGCGCCGTGCCGAGATCGTCGCGAAGATGGAGGAATTCGTCAGCAAGGAGGCCGACGACACGCCGCTGACCGATGAGGAAAGCACGACCTTCGACGAACTCGCTTCCGCGCTCGCCGCGATCGACCAGCGGCTGCAAAGGGTCGCCGCGGCGATGCAGGCCGCCGCCGAGGGCGCGACCGACGCGGACGGCGGCGATGAAGGCGACACCGACACCGGCGACGATGAGGACAAGTCCATGCAGCAGCGGCGCGGTTCCTTCCGGATGCGCGGCACGGCGCCGGCGCGCGCGAAGCGCGATCCCGACGCGGGCCTGAAGGACAAGCGCGGCGTCAAGGCGGCGCGCTACGTGCTCGGCCTGCTGCACGCCCGCTTCAACCACGTCGGCATGGACAAGGCCGCGGAGTTCGTCAGCAACCGCTTCGGCGACGACATCGTGGCCCGCGCGCTCAACGGAAGCGTGACCGGCGAGGGCGGCGCGCTGATCCCGCAAGATTTCATGGCCGACCTGATCGAACTGCTGCGCGCGAATACCGTCGTGCGCGGATCGTCGCCGATGGAGGTCGGGATGCCGATGGGCAACCTGACCATCCCGCGGCTCGCCGGCGGCGCGACCGCGGCTTACCAGAACGAACTCGACGACATCGCGGTCTCGCAAGAGCGGTTCGACGATGTCAACTTCGTCGCCCGCAAATTGACCGCGATGGTCCCGGTGTCGAACGATTTGATCAGGCGCGCGCCGATCGGCGTCGAGGAAGTCGTTCGCGACGATCTCGTGCAGACGATCGCGCGGCGCGAGGACCTCGCTTTCCTGCGCGGCGACGGCACCGACAAGGGGCCGGTCGGAATGCGTAGCCTATGTCTGGCGGCGAACATCATCACCGTCCCGGCGATGCCCGCGACGCCGGCGCCGGGCGATCAGTTGACCGCGATCCTCGGCGGCGCGTCGGCCGCGCTGCTCGCCTTGCAGAACGGCATGAGCCGGATGATCCGGCCGACATGGATCATGGCGCCGACCGTCGCCCGCTTCATCTCCGTCGCCCGCGACAGCGTCGGCGGGTTCTATTTCAAGGACGAAATGGCGCAGGGCATGTTCGAGGGCTATCCGGTAAAGATCAGCCAGCAAATCCCGACAAATCTGGTGATGACGACCTTCACCAAGGCGTCGGAAATCTACTTCGTCGATATGGCCGACTTCGTGATCGCCGACACCTACAACGTCGTGGTCGATGCCTCGGATGTCGCGTCGTACAACGACGGCGTGTCGATGATCTCGACTTTCCAGCGAGATCAATCGCTGTTCCGCGTCATCGCCGAGCACGATTGCAATATGCGGCACCTTCAGAGCCTCGTGGTGCTGCTGACGCAGGACTGGGCCTTTGGCGGGCTTCCGGGCGTGCCTGGCGCGCCATACTCGACGCAGCCGCTTAACCCCACATGGTCGCAGGCGCCCGCCATCAGGCCCGCCACGGCGACCGGCGCGAACGCGGCGCCGCCGCTCACCAACCCGAAATAAGGAGGAACACGCATGTCAGGCGAAGGCCCGCCAGAGCGGGATCAGATCGTCACCTTCGCGACGCACTTCGCCAGCTACAACGCTGGCGAAAGCGCCGCCTTCTCGGCGGAGGAAGCCGCCGCCCTCGCCGAATTGGGCGTGACCGGCGACGGCGCGACCGCGCCGCCCGCGGTCGTCGATGTGCCGCACGTCGCGCAGGAGGACGCCGTTCTGACCTGCACGATGGGAAACTGGACCGGCGAGCCGACCGGCTATGCCTACCAGTGGCAGCGCGACGGCGCCGACATCGGCGACGGCACCACCCCCTATGCCGTCACCCCGGCCGATGTCGGCGCGACCGTGGCCTGTATCGTCACCGCGACGAACGCCAACGGCTCGACGGCGGCGCCGGCCTCGAACGGCGTCGTCGTCACCGAACCGGCGACGCGCGCCGCGCCGAGGAAGCGATGAGCGAGATCGTCGCCGGGACGCTGGTCCATATGCGGACGCTGCGCCGCTTCGCGCATTACAACGCGGGGGAAATGATCGCGGTGCCGATCGACGCCGCGCGCGACCTCGAGGCGAAGCGGCTCGCGCAGCCCTTGCAGCTGCTCGTGCCGCCGGTCGCGACCGAGGACGCGCCGGCCGCGCGCCAGACCGTCGGCGCCGGGATCGTGCGCAAGTAGATGCACGCCGCGCTGCGCGTGATCACGCCGCCCGCGAGCGAACCCGTCTCGCTCGACCTCGCGCGCCGGCATTGCCGGATCGACGCGGACTATGACGACGATCTCGTGGCGATGTACGTCACCAGCGCGCGGATGTGGGCCGAGTCGTGGCTCAACCGCGCGCTGTTCACGCAAAAGCTGCGTTATTCCGTCACCTGGGCGCCGCCGCCGTCCGCGACGCCGCTCGTGCCGCAGAGCCTGATCGTGTTCCCGCTCAACTGGCCGCCCCTGATGAAGCGGCCGATCGAACTGCCGCGCGCGCCGGCGGTCTCGGTCGAGCAAATCACCTGGGGGCCGCTCGAAGATATGCAGGTCGCCGATCCCGGCGACTACACGCTGAACCTCGGCGTCGAGCCGGGATATGTCGCGGTCAAGCCGCAGCTGCTGCCGCGTATCCCGCAACAGTCGATGATTATCGACTTCACCGCCGGCATGAGCGACGCGGACCCGTCCGCGATCCCGGCGCCGATCCGCAACGCGATCCTGTTGCTAACCGCGTTCCTTTACGAGCAGCGCGGCGATGTGACCGCGGCGATGCCCGAGGCGGCGAAAATGCTCATGTGGCCCTGGCGGCTGTGGACGTTCAGTGGCTGATCCCTCGGGCGGTCTGACGGGATCGAGCGGCATCGGCGCGCTGCGCTGGCTGGTGACGCTCTACCGGCGGGACCAGGCGCCGGCCGACGACATGGCGCTGACCGAAAGCCTCGTGCCGATCGCCACCGTCCACGCCGACATCCAGCCGACCTATGCGAGCACGTTCTACCAATCGACCCAGGTCGACACGCCCGTGACGCACATGATCGCCATCCGCTGGCAGGACTATCCGGCGACGATCGACGTGATCGCGCGCTCGACGAAACGGCCGAACGACGGCGGGCTGCGGACTGAACTTTTCCGGGTTCGGCGCACCAAGGAGGTCGGGGGGCGCAAGCGGTTTCTGCAGATGGAATGCGAGATCGAGCATAGCCGGATCACGCCCGACGACAGCGACGCGACGCGGAATGACCTGCTGACCGAACCCTATTCCGGCGCCGACCTGACCGGACAGACCATCTGGGACGACGGCGCGACCACCTGGGACGGCGGCGCCACAATCTGGGACGCCATGCCATGACCCTGATCCTGATCATCGTGCTGATCGTGCTACTGCTGGGCGGCGGCTACGGCTGGCGCGCCGGATATGTCAGCGGCTTCGGCGATCCGTTCGGCATCATCCTGATCGTGCTGCTGATCGTCGTCCTCGTCGGCCTGCTCGGCGGGCCGCGCTGGGGACTGTGGTGAGCGACCTCAAGGTCACCGTGACCAATTGGGGCGATGTCGCGCTCGACAAGCGCGAACTCAAAAAGCTGATGCGCGCCGCCGCCGGCGACATCCGCTCGCAGACCGCCCGGCTGATCAACCAGACCTCGGGCGGCGGGCGCGTCTATCGGGGCATGGGCGGCGGACGCTACCGGGGCGGCTACAAGCCGGGGATGGGCTACCGCGCGTCGTCGCCCGGCGCGCCGCCCGTCCGCGTCTCAGGCACCCTTCGAGGCAGCCTTAAAGCGTATGTCTATCCGTCCGGCGAGGGCTTCGCCGTCCGCGAGCGCGCGTTCTATGGCCTGTTCCTCGAGGCGGGCGCGCAAGGCGGCGGGCCGGGCACCAAGCGGTCGCGCCGCGCCGCCCACGGCCAGGGCACGCGGGTCCTCGCGCCGCGTCCGGCGCTCGATGCCGTGATGTCGAAGGCGGCGGCGTCGCTGAAACCCCGTGTCGAGAAAGCGCTGCGTCTCGGCATGACGTGGAAGCAGACCAAGGCGCCATGAACGCGGTCGCGCCGGCGCCCTCGATCATGGCGACCTTCATCGCGCAGCTTCGCGCCAACGCGCCGATATTCGGCGGGCGCGTCGCCGGCGCGGCCGAGTTCTACGCAGGCCTGCGGAACTACAACACGTCGATGCCGCTGCCGGCCGCTTACGTGCTGCCGCTCGGCCAGGACGCGGAGCCGAACCAGCTCTGGAACGGCCTGATCCAGATCGTCCACAAATCCATCGGCGTCGCCGTCGAACTCGACGCGCAGACCGATCGCCGCGGTCAGGCGCCCACGATGAACTTCGAGGAAATCGAGGCGCAGATATTCGCCTCGGTGCTCAACCTCACGCTCGCCGACTGCCGGATGACGCGCGGCGCGTACTTCAGCGGCGCCCGCTACCTCGACCTCGATCGCGCGCGGCTTTGGTATCAATGGGAGTTCACGCTCGACTGGATGATCGACGACACCGAAGGCGTCCAGCCCGTCTCGGTGCCGATCCAGCAGATCGAGGTCGATATTTTCAACGCGCCCGTCGCGCCCGGCGACAAGCCGCCCGCCGTCGTCGTCATCCCGACCGGCGATCCACCCTATCCGCCGCCGACCGATGGCCCCTGGCCCGATGGCGCACGGTAACGACGAGCGGATTGATTATGATCCCGACATCCTCGCCCGCGCCGTCCGCGCGCGTGTCCGCGCAACACGAGGAACGCCCCTGATGTCGAGCAACATCGACCCGTCGAAGCCGGACGGTCCGAAGGCTTACACCGCCGACGTGCGCGCCAATTTCGCCGCCGCGAAGGCTGAGATCGAGGCGTTGCAAGGCGGCGCGACGGGCGGCGACGGCGACCTGATGTATGTCACGACGAGCGGCACGCCGGCCTCGCGCACTCTACAGGATCGCTTCGGCGATTTCGTTCATGTCCGAGACTTCGGCGCGGTGTTCGACGGCGCCTCGCACCCGCTTTCGGCGTATTATCCGACGCTGGCCGCTGCCCAGGCCGTCTATCCGCACGCGATCGCGTTGACCGACGAAATCGACGGCGTGGCGATCCAGGCGGCGATCAATCTCTGTCATTCGCGGGTCAACAGCTTCAGTTACGGCGGCACCGTCGTCGTGCCCAACGGTTGCGGGTTGGTCAATCAGCCGTTGAGCATCAGCAGACAAAACGTCTCGCTGGTCAGTCACGGCGCGGAGTTCATGACGAACTCGAACATCAGTCGCGCCACGCCATCCGCGCCGACTCGCCTGACCTGGACCGGGGCGCCGAAGGTCGGTGGCCAGCGCCAGGCCAACATGCTCACCGTCGCGCCGACCGATGGCGGCCGGCTGCTGTCCGGGACCAATGTTCGCGGTATCTTATTTTACTGCAACCACATCGCGGGCGCGGCGGGTCCGCTGATCGCCAGCGTGCGTCACGCGATCATTGACGTTGCGACCTGGGAACCGGCTGGCGTGTCCTACATTGGCGCGAGCCTGACCGCCGGATCACAGGCGATCAACGTCTCAACCACGACGGGTCTGCGGGTCGGCGAGAGCGTCGTCAGCGCCAGCCTGCCGGGTGGCGCGTATGTCGCCTCGATCATTGATGCGACCCACTTCAACGCTTCCGTTCAGGCAAGAGCGACCACCACGGAAACAATAACGGTCGGCGGCGAGGGTATCCGCTTTGACGTGGTGGACGGTCTCTCGGACAGCAACGACACGCAATTCGTTCGCTGCCGGTTCGCCGGTTATGCTTTGGCCGGCGCCGCGACCGCCACCGCGCCCCTGGTCATGATCGGCGGCTCTGGTGTCGTCGGCAGCGGCGGCGGCACGCATTGGGGCAACACCTCGCTCTGTTGGTTCGACGACCTTCAGGGCGTCTACAACAACGGCCATTTCGTTGTCTGCAACAATAGCGATCACAATTTCCATCAGAACATCACGCCGCAAAAAATCGGGACCGGCCCCGGCAACGTGCTGATCTGCAACGGCACCCTGGACCCGCATAATGGCGGCGCGCGGTTCCATAAATTCTTCCACATGGGCGGGGCTTCGGTGTTCGCGGGCACCGATACCGGCGGCTTCACCAGCGGCGCCCTGGCTTGCGTCATAGAGTTTCTCGACCGGCAGAACGGCGCCCCGTTTCCGATCATCGGCGCGGGGGCCTCGGTGCGCGTCGGCGCCGATAACGCCGCGCCGGCTCTGGCGTTCGCCGGCGACGGCAGCAACCCGTTTTCCGGCTACGCGGTGTCCGCGCACATTCCCGACAACACCATCCTGGGCGGCAACAATCGCGGCATTCGCGCGGTTGACCTGCAGGCTAGCCGCGATGATCCGACCCAGGTCGCCAGCGGCCTAATGAGCGTGATCAGTGGGGGGTCTGGGAACATCGCGTCTGGCTGGGACTCGGTCGTGACAGGCGGTTCCGGCAACACCGCCTCCGGCATCGGCGCCGCCGTGCTCAACGGCGTCAACAACCTCGCCTTCGGCAGTTACAGCGTCTCGACGGGATACAATGCTTCGGCGGACCTGTTCGCCGCCGCGACGCACGCGGGCGGCGTCATATCCCAGGGACGGCGCGCTCAACACACCAGGCAGATACTCCGCGCCCTTTCGACCCCGGACATGACGCCGGTCAGACTGACCGCCGACGGTTT